CTGCAGCCTTGTCCCACCACACTCACATACACACACCTATACATATTCACATCCTGACATGGCGGCCTTGGGCCTGCCGAAGTCAGCCACGGCGCATTACCACATGCGCAGGGTTGCGGCACAGTCAACCCGAAGACCACAGAAGTGGCAAGTTCCCGCTGTTGTGGGTTTCCAGGCGCGTCCCTCCAATGACGACAAGCTCTTTCTCAGAAGAGACATTCTTGGTCCACTTTTGCGTGACCATGAGCCAGTAGTGCCGGTTGCTACTCGTGCTAACCTCCTAGCCGCTGTCGATAAGCGGGCTAATTACCATACGGTTAAGCGAGCGCATTCCGACATTGTCAAGGCATCTTCTGATTTGCTTGATCGCATTGCCCCGGACGCTTGGGACCCCATCAGCATCACCCACGACGAGTTCGTGTCCTGGAACTCCCAATTCGACCCCGCCAAGCAAGCCCGCCATAACAAGGTCTGGCCTATGGTTTCTGACATTACGACGAAATCATTTTCAGCCAAGCAGATTTTTGTTAAGGTGGAGGCTTTGCTTAAGCGGCACGATAAGAATTGGGCTCCCAGGATAATTTACCAGTCGTCGGACTTGCACAATGTGATCCTCGGGCCATACATGCAAAGATGTTGTAAGCGGATGTTCTCTGCCCTTAAGATGGGCAACACCGCTGAAGCTGTCAACTATCTCGGTGCTTACGGCACTACTTCGTCAGAACTCGCCTCCTTTATTGGAAGGTCTGGAACTGACAGTAGCCGATTCATCGAGTGTGATTTCAGCTCAAACGACATGACACAAGTCGCAGATGTTCACATGTTGGAGATTCTTTGGTTGCGGAGGTTTGGTGCCCCTTTGTGGCTCACTGGGTTATTGGTTCACGCCAACAGCTTCAACGCAGTGAGTCACAAGTATGGCGTGAGGGTTAGGGTAACTAACCAGCTCGCCACGGGTGCTCAATCCACAACCTTCAGGAACACCATGTGGAACATGACAATCAACCATGCGTTTTGTTTGCGGGTAAAGGCAAAGGGTGATAGCTTGGTGCTAGGCGATGATAATACCATGAGGTACGACAATCCAATCTCTAGCAAGTCAAAGAACATCAGACGTGAGTACGAACACGTCTGTCGCATGGCTTGCATGGTTGGTGAAGTCAAGGTACATCGGTTTCTCGCCGAAGCAACTTTTCTTTCCAAGCATTTCATCCCCGTCGTTGGTGGGCACGTCATGGTCCCGAAGTTAGGTAAGGCAATTGGTAGGTTCAATGCCCGTGCCACCAGTAACGATTCTGTTTCCGATGAATCGTATCTGGCTGGCAAGGCATTGAGCTATTCTTATGAATTCCGCCATTGCCCTCCTATTTCTCGGGCCTTCCATGAAAAGTACATGAGACTCGCTCCAGATGGCGACGTCAGTTTAGAGGGCATAGGATGGAACGCCAAGGGAGCTTTTCTCGCTCATGGTGTTTCCGGAGTCCTCTCCCGGCTGAGAACTTTGGATGTATGTACGCGTGATGATATGACCGCGTTTTACTTCCATAAGTATTCTTTGACCTGTTCTGACGTTGTTGATCTGGTGCTCATGACTTTGTTTGGTGACGAGCCCATTGACGTTGATCTCTGTTGTCGCGTTTTGGAAGACTTCGAATGACCTTTGGAGCCTGTCATAATTACCCCGCAATTGGGATGACGCCAGTGTGGCAC